GGCGGGGCAGGTGCTGGGTGTGCGGCGGTCTACTGGTACACGGGCGAGGCGTGTGCGACTCGTGCATCGAGTCTCTAGGCGGGTGGTGCTCGAGGTACCAGCACCGCGACGCGTGCCGACAGCTTTACGCCGCGGCGGCCGAGCGGCGGCGCCGAGTTGGGCTGCAGCCACCCAGCTACCCGTTGCACTCCCATGACAATGCGAGAGTAGAAAGAAAACAAGCACTTATAAAAGATCTATTGCATCGTTGTGCCTGTTCAGGTATGCTTCTGATAGGCTGATGGCAGATCCATGGGATAGACAAGAGGGAGAGGGACCAGTGCCGTTCTCCTTGTTCCGTGAGTACCTCATGCGCGGGGTACCCCGTCCGAGCCTTGTCACCTTCGCAATGCAAAAGAAGAAGAGCGTGAGCGTGATGCGCCACTACAGCTCCAGGTTCAAATGGGCTGAGCGGCTCCTCGCCTGGGATGAGCGGGTCGTCAAGCTGGAGCAGGATGTAGTCCTGACCGAGGCCCAAAAGATGGCGAAGGACCAGCTCAGCGCTCTTCGGATGGCTAGGCACCTCGGCACCCTGGCCCTGAAGGAGTTCTTGCTCCAGGCCAAGAACACCGGATCAGCGGGCATTGATGCGCGCACGGCCATGACCCTGGTCAAGCACGCCACGGAGCTCGAGCGGCTCATCGTCGGCGAGGCCACTGAGCGGATCGAGACGAGCGAGACCGAGCTGGACCTCTCCCGGCTATCCGGGGAGGAAGCAGAACACCTGTTGGTTCTCCTGGCGAAGCTGGAGAGAGTATGACCGTCCATTGCCCTGATGGCCTCCGCCCCCTCCTGACACCCATCGATCAGATCCGGCCCAACCCCAGGAACCCCCGGATCAAGCACGACGTCAAGGCCATCTCTGCGGCCCTAGAGGAGTTCGGCTGGCACTCCGCCTTGGTCGCGCTCCCTGATGGGGAGCTCCTCATCGGTCACGGGCGCCTCGCGGCAGCACGGAAGCTCGGGCTCGAAGAGGTCCCTGTGATCCGTGTAGACGATGACGAGCCCCAGGCCCTCGCCAGGATGGTCTCTGACAACAGGCTCGGGGAGTTGAGCGAGTGGGACTTTGCTGAGCTGGAGCTCCTCATCGAAGAGATCCACATCGATGATTACGTGAGCGGGCTAGATATTGATGGGCTGCTGGACCAGATCCCTTTGGTAGACGTGGAAGAGCCTGAGAAAGAATACGAGGAAGTCTACACAAAGAAGGTGGAGGCCCCGATATACCGCCCGACCGGAGATAATCCTCCGGTCAACAGCCTCTACGATGACTCGAAAACATCTAAGCTCTCGGATGCTGTTGCAGCCGCAGGCTTGCCGAAAGATATCGAGACGTTCTTGTTGATGGCAGCATGTCGGCACACCATCTTCGACTATAAGAAGATCGCGGAGTTCTACGCCCACGCTCCAAAGGAGATCCAGCGGCTCATGGAGGACTCTGCTCTCGTCATCATCGACTTCAACCGGGCAATCGAACTTGGCTACGTCAAGCTCGCGGATGATATCGCGGACCAGTACAACAAGGATTATCCCGATGAGGCCTGACTTTTGCGCGTTCATCCTCACGCACGGCAGGGCAGACCGAGTCATCACCTTCAACACCCTGGGGAGATGCGGATATACCGGGCCTGTCTTCATCGTCGTGGATAATGAAGACAAGACCGTGGACAAGTACCGGGAGCGATTCGGGGACAAGGTCATCGTCTTTGACAAGCTAGGGGTCGCCAACACCATTGACGAGGGGGACAACTTCGGTGACCGGCGGGCTATCATCTATGCCCGCAACGTCTGCTTTGACCTCGCTAAGGAGCGAGGGTTCAAATACTTCATTGAGCTTGATGACGACTATACACTTTTCCGGTATAGGTGGGATGGCGCGAAGAAATACCTGATGAGAACTCTTTCTATTAAAGATCTCGATGCTATCTGGTCCTCCATGGTTGACTACTTTGAAAGCATTGATGCTTTGACAATCGCCATGGCCCAGGGCGGGGACTTCATGGGAGGGAACCCCTTCGGGTTCAGCGTCCGCAAGACCATGAACTCGTTTATCTGTTCAACGGAGCGGCCCTTCACCTTCCACGGTCGGATCAATGAGGATGTTAACACCTATGTGCTCGGAGGGAGTCGCGGGGATCTGTTCTTGGCGGTGCGGATGGTGGACCTCAAGCAAAAGCAGACCCAGAGCAACGCCGGAGGGATGACAGATTTATATCTCGACGCAGGGACGTATATCAAGAGCTTCTATACGGTCATGTCGAGCCCCTCCTCCGTATGCGTCCGCGTGAAGTTCCATAACACGAATCCCCGTCTCCACCACTCGATCAACTGGAGCAAGGCTGTTGCTCAAATCATCCCTGAAGAGCTCAGAAAGACGTGATGGGCTCCCCCGCCCGCATCCTCCAGGGCCTCTCCGTCGAAGCTCTTCAACGTCGAGCCGTTGAAGCCGGCGGTCTCGCGGCGTTCATCCGGCTGGCGTGGCCACACGTCATACCCACGGCCCTCGAGTGGAACTGGCACCATGATCTGCTCTGCTCCAGGCTCGAAGCCCTCTACCGCCGGGAGATCCGGAAGCTGTCCATCTGGGTTCCTCCGGGGACAACGAAGACCCTCTTGACCAGTGTGTTTGGCCCTGCCTGGGTCTGGACGTTCGACCCCCGGAGGATCTCCTGTAACACGACCTACGGCGGTAAGCTGGCGCTCAAGTCCGCTCGCCGTATGCGTGACCTGGTCAACTCGGAGTGGTACCAGAAGACCTTCCCGGGCGCGAAGATCCCCTATCAGAACACCCATGCTGCAGCCTTCTTCGAGAACGACGCCAAGGGTGCTCGATTCTCCGGTTCGGTCGGCGGTGAGATCACGGGCAATCACTTCCATGACATCGGCGGCGACGACCTCAACAAGACCAAGGATGCCAGAGCACCCAACGGCCTTGAGCTCGCCGCTGCGTGGGAGTTCTGGTCAGGGGATCTGGCAACCCGGCAGGCAGAGCCGAGCTTGACCACGAAGCTCCAGGTCGGTCAGCGGATACACGTTGACGACGTGGGGGGTCGCTGGGTCCGAGAAGATCCGGATGTCGAGGTGGTGTGCCTCCCAATGGTCTACGAGTCGGATCACCCTTACGCTCACCCGGACGACCCAAGGAAGCCCGGAGAGCTCCTTTGGCCGTCCAGGTACGACGCGGAAGCTATCAAGGAGATGGAGATCCGGTTGGGTCCTAGCGGCGCCGCCGCGCAGCTCCAACAACGCCCCGTGCCCCCCGGCGGCTACCTGATCCGCCCGGAGTATCTCGAGCACCGGTACAGCCACCTGCCGAGCTCCATGCAGCGGTCCCTCGAGTCCGGGAGAGCAGCCCCCGGGGAGATCTGGGGGATCTACGCCGACCTAACCTTCAAGGGCAAGTCAACATCCGACTTCGCGGTCTTCCAGCTCTGGTGTCGGCGACAGGGTCTGTACTATCTCATCGACCAGATCCGGGGGCAATGGGGCTTCCGGGAGACGAAGCGGAGGGGCAGGGAGTTCGCGGACCGGTACAGGGTCGCCTCCTCGTGCAAGTTGGAGGACGCCGCCAATGCCTCAGCCATGGAAGACGACATGAAGGGGGAGATCCGGGGCTTGATCTCCATCCCCCACGGCGGTGGCTGTCTCGCTCGAGTGCAACAGGTCGAGGGTACATGGGCGAGCGGGTGTGTTATGCTGCCGGAGAGCGCCGACTGGCTCGGAGGGTCCGATGGGTTCGTCGCAGAGCACCTGTCCTATGATGGCCTCGGGACCCGGCATGATGACCAGGTCTCCGCGGCCAGCCTTGCGCTCCTGGACCTGTCGACCGGATCTGCGTCCGCCTACGCGGAGATCTTGAAGGGGTTGAAATGAACCTTTTGAAAAGACTAGTGAAGTCGGACTCTTGGCAGAACGTGGTCACACAGCTCGGGACATCCTATGACAAACAGGTGTACCACAGGATCTACCCGGAGATCTGGTACGACTGCGATGAGCTGGAGGACCTCCGGGACTCGGACGCCTACGCCCGCCGGATCGTCGAGGAGCCCATCCATGCAGCCTTCCGCAACGGCTTCGAGCTCATCTACGGCGGGCAGCTCGACGCCGAGACCATCGAGGACATGAAGAAGGGCATCCTGGATATCCTCTGGTCTGTCGGAGATCCCCAGGAGGGTGCCATAGGGTCTCTCCAGGAGGCCTTGTGCAACGGGCGCCTCTACGGGCGCGGGGGGCTGCTCCTCGGACTGGACGACGGGCAGGACCCCGAGGAGCCCTTGAGCCCGGAGAGGATCAGGGGGCTCCGCTGGATCGAGCCGCTGACCTGCCAGGAGTTTAACGCCTTCGAGACATACGACGACCCAACGGAGCCCCACTACGGGGAGCCGAAGATCTGGAAGATCCAGCGGACGAGCACCTCAACCATGGAGTCCGAGCTCGTCCATGAGAGCCGGGTGATCCTGACCCGGGGCCTCCGGGTCTCGAAGCGCAAGCGGTCAGAGAACTTGTGGCGTGACGCCTCGGTCCTTCAGGCCCTGTACCCGAAGCTCCGGGCTTGGGACGCTGCGAACCAGGGTGTGGGCCATATGCTCATGGACGCCAGCCAAGCCGTGCTGAAAATCCAGGACTTCGTCAGGATGCTCGGCGAGAACGAGATCTCCGTCTTCACGAACCGGATGAGGATCATGGAGGTCGCCCGGTCCCTGCGGATTCTCCCTATCGACGCAGAGCGCGAGGCCTTCGAGTATGTCGAGCGCACCTTCGCTGGGGTAGCGGATCTCCTCGACCGGGGCGGGAAGGACCTCGCGGGCGCCGCAGGGCTTCCTCAGACCGTGCTCTTCGGGGTGTCTCCAGCGGGGCTCAACGCCACGGGGGAGTCTGACATCCGCGGCTGGTACGACCAGATCCAGGCCGAGCGGACGAAGAAGATCCAGCCGCTCCTCGAGTCCCTGGTCTACTACGCGGCCATCGTCGCCGCCGCGGACGCTCCCGAGACCTGGGGCGTCAAATGGAACCCCCTCTGGCAGGAGAGCGCCGGGGAGCAGGCGGGCCGGTATAAGACTGTCGCTGAGACGGACCAGATCTACGTCAACCTCGGGGTCGTCACGGAAGACGAGGTCGCTGAGACCCGGTTCAGCAGCGATGAGTTCAACGACGGGCCGATCCAGCTCGACATGGAGACGCGGAGCTCGCTCCGGGAGATGGACTTGGAGCGAGTCGCTGAAGGTGTGCCCGAGCCCGAGCCTCCACAGGCAGGGGAGCCCGAGCCCGAGGACGCAGATGATCCCGCGTGAGCCCAGGGCTGTCGAGGCCCGCTACATGAGGGAGCTCGTCCGGGTCTCCCGGGTCGTGCAGGGGGTCATGGCCTGGGGATTCTCCGCGCTCCTGGAGCAGTGGCCCCGCGGAGAAGTTCTCGACGCTCGACCCCCCCGGACGGTCCGGAGCGCATACCCGGGGAGCATAGGGACCGACCCGAGCTACAACCCCCTTGCTCCGCGGCCACGGCTCCCTCGGATCTGGAACCTCTCAGACCAGGAGCTCCGGGCCCTGTGGCCTGGCATCCAGCCCGAGGAGATCCGCGAGTTCGCCCCCTGGGCGGTCTCGCGCGGGGAGGTCCGGAGGATCTCCGGTGGGCAGGGGGAGGATTACGTCCGCAGAGCCATCGCTGCCGAGCGGTCATCTCGTCCGAGGGACGCCCGAAACAACGTCGAGATAGTCCCCCCTCGAAGAGCACCCTACGCCTTCCGGCTTCGCCCTCGGGAGTACGCCCCTGTGATCCTCGGGGCGAACGGTCTCCCGATGATGCCCCCGGCCTTCAACGTCGTGGGGCAGCGGGAGATCCAGCGCACCATGGAGTGGGTGCAGCTCGCAACATCCCAGGCCCTCACGGTCGAGCACCTGAACCCCATCGTCGGGCGGGCAGGGCGGCAACTCGACCTCTTCAACACCCGGGAGATGAACAGGGTCCTGGGGATCAACGTCCGGGACATCCCAGGCGTTCAGGGGGAGCTTGACCAATGGCGGCGGCTCAACGTCGGGCTCATCGAGTCCGGCCTCATGGCCCCAAGCTCTTCCCCGAGCCTCCGAGCTGGTCTTCTCGGGGACGTCTCAGACGTGATCGAGATGGCACACCGGGAGGGTATCCGCGTCGAGGTCCTGGCACAGGAGCTGGTGGATCGGTTCGGGGTCTCTGAGCGCCGCGCGGAGCTCATCGCCAGGGACCAGACCCTAAAACTAAACGGGCAGATCAACAAACACCGCCAACAGGCCGCCGGAATAACTAAGTACACCTGGGGCACATCCGGAGATGAACAGGTGCGAGAGACTCATGCTGCTCTCGATGGCACGACACAGAGCTGGGACAGTCCGCCCGAGGTCGCACCGGGACGATTCGAGCACCCCGGTGGAGACTTCCAGTGCCGGTGTGTAGGCATCCCGATCATCCCGGAGTAAATCAGATCTTGTGGACTTGACAGAGAGATCCGGCCTGTGACACAATCGCCGTATGCGGCGACTGATCCGTTTTACCATTGATTCTTACGAGCTTGTAGGCGAACGCCTTCGAGTCGATGGTCATCTTGCCCGGACAGGCATCCAGATTTACAGCGACGGGATCAACGAGCGCCGGGAGTATAGGTCCCCGGAGGAGGTCTTCTCCGGGGACTCCCTCACGTCCTTCCGAGCCATGCCCGTCACGATTCAACACCCCCCGTCCCTCGTCACAGGGAAGACCTGGAAGCAGGTCGCGGTGGGACACGTCGGGGACGACGTCCGCAGATCTGACGACGGTGAGCACGTCGCGGCATCGATCTGGCTGCACGACGCCAGGGCCATTGGTCAGGTACAGTCCCGGGAGCTCCAGGAGCTCTCAGTCGGATACCTGGCACGTCTGGATGAGACTCCCGGGGTATCCCCCTCGGGTGAAACCTATGACGCGAGACAGACGGAGATCCGGGGCAATCATGTTGCGCTTCTCCGTCAGGGACAAGCCCGAGGCGGGCCTACGGTCGCGCTCCGGCTGGATTCAAACGGGGATCAACCCTGGGAGACAGACGATATGAAACAAAAAATCCAAATCGGTGAGATCACCTATGAGGTCGACTCCGCCGACACGTCGCTCCAGAGCGCGATCCAAAAGATCACCACGGAGTTCAAGCAGGAGACCGTCCGAGCTGACGGCCTCGAGAAGGACCTCGAGAGGATCACCGCAGAGCGTGACGCCCTCCGCGAGGATCTCGACAAGCGCCGCGCTGCCGAGCGAGCAGACGCCCGAGCGGCCCTCCTCGAGAGCGCGAAGAAGATCTCCCCGAAGCTCACGGTCACCGATGAGCAGGGACCAGAAGAGATCCGCCGCGCAGTGCTCGACTCCCTGAAGATCAACACGGCTGGGAAGAGCGACGCCTACGTCGAGGCCCGCTTCGAGATGGAGCTCACCAGAGAAGCGCCCATCGACAAGGTGCGCCCGATTCATCAAAAAATTGACAACCAGATCACCGTCGAGCAGAGGGCCGCAGGCTCCATCGATGACGCGATCCGGTACATCGGAGGTTTGTGATGGTCCAGACAGCAGTGGCCGATCCTACTATGAGAAAAGGCCAAATCATTCAGGGCCCGTGGCCCGAGGTTATCTCCCGTGTCTGCGAAGGCGCCATCACGGCAGGCAACCTCGTACAGCACGGCACGGACCCTGAGCGACAGGTCCAGCCGATGGCCGCGCTCCCCGCTGCGGACGTGGACGCCATCGCGACGGCGGCTGTCATCGGATCAGCCACCACCGCGCAGAACATCAGCGCCACGACCTTCGACGGTGCCGTGGGCCGGGACCGGATCACTCCGGCCCGTACCGTGAGCGTGAACTTCGACGCGAGCGCGGACTGGGACACCCCCTCCGGTGAGTGCCGGGTCGACCTCTACGGGTTCGACGCCGCGGGCACCCGGATTAAGGACTGCGTAAGCCGCCCGAACTGCGGCGCAGTGGTCTACGCTGCGAGCACCCGGCTGGCCTTCAGTGACGTCACCGAGTTGGACATCGAGGCGTGCAACGGTGCGGGCGGAACGGCCACCATCGGCCTCTCGAACGACACCGTGGAGCTCTCCCCGAATGACTTCCCGGGCATCGCGGTCTACGAGCTCATGATGGAGCCGACCATCCCAGCCGCGGAGTTCGCGGACGAGGACGAGATCGCGGTCCTGACCCACGGTCGGATCTGCTCGATCCCTGAGCACGCGGTCTCCGTCGGGGACGATGTCTACGTGCGCATCCTCGAGGACGGAGCGGATCTCCGAGGTCAACTCACTGGCATGGATGGGGCAGACACCCCCGCGACCTATGCGAAACTCGCGGGGGCCCGTTGGGTCTCCGCTGCTGAGGCGGATGCGCCCGCGAAAGTGGAGCTGTGATATGAGCCAAGAACGCATCGACAGCATCCTCCGCGCCCATGCTGAGGGTGAGCAGATCTGCCAGGGTGTCCTCCGGGATGTCGCCCGTGGGCGTCAGCTTCGCGCCGATGCTCTCCCCGTGGCTGATCGGGACTTCGTCCTGGGCAGCCACTGGTCGGACTCCCGCGTGAACCCGAACGACGCAGCTCTCGAGCGCCTTGCTCGGATGTTCGTTCAGGACTCCGCCGAGTGTGCGGCATCGGGCTGGCGTGCTGACGCAGGGGAGACCAGACTCTTCGCGACGATGCTGAAGCACGTTGTCGCCCGCCTCGTCCCGACCCTCTACATCCCCAACAAGGTCCGGTCGACCTTCCCGATCGATGCCTCGATCCCCCCGGGCGCGAAGACCTTCGCGATCCGCCGGATCGTGGACCGGGATGATGACGACCTCGGGATCCTGACCTCGAAGTCCGATGACATCATCGAGGTCGAGATCGACGGCGAAGAGGACGTTTTCAACCTCCTGGCTTTCGCCCGAGCCTTCTCCTGGTCGATGGACGAGCTGGAGGCCGCGGCCTTCGCGGGCGTCCCCCTCCAGACCGAAAAGTTGGCGGCGCTCAACCGAGCAGCCGAGCGGATCTTCGAGCTCGTCTCGTTGCAGGGTGTCCCGGAGCGTGGGATCATCGGCCTCTACAACGACGGGAACATCCCCCCTACCGGTGTGGTCACCGGCAACTGGGTCACAGCGACCCATGACCAGATCGTCGGCGACTGCAGAGCCCTCATCGAGGGGATCTACACGGCGACCTACATGCGGCCGAACCGGCTGGTCGTTCCGTCGGAGAGCTGGCGATACCTGAGCGTCCGTCGAACCGAGACGGATCTCAACGTCCTGGCGGCTCTGCAACAGGATTATCCCGGGCTGTCGATCGTCGAGGCTTCGCCCCGAGCGGACACCTACGACGCGGCAGGAACAGGCCCTCGCATGATGGCCTTCACCTACAGCCCGGACATGGTCAAGGTTCTGGAACCCCGACGCTTCAGCCTGGAGATGCCCGAGCGCCATGGATTCAACTACCGGGTCGCCGGTCGCTCGAAGCTCGGCGGCGCGGCTATCTCGATGCCCCTCACCGTGGGCTACATGGACGGGATCTGATGGCTGAGATCTACCCCGTGAAGCTGCGGAACGACATGATCGTCCCGTTCATCTCGTCGGTGAAACTTGACCGACCTGACAAGGAGCTCGTCTTCAAGCAGACGAGGATCTTGCCCAAAAAAGAGGTGATCTTCGACGGGAACAACCCTACTGTCCGGATCTTCGCTAAGGCTGGGAAGTTGACCCCCGCGAACAAGACCGCGCAACAGTGGGTCGAGGGTCTCTGATGGCTGTGGTAATCACAGCGGCGGGGCTTGTTGCAGCGTATCCCGAATGGGAGGACGCCAACACGAGCACCCCCGCAGTGATTACCAATGTTCTCGTGAGGGTCAACGCGATCCCCTTCGAGCTCTATTCGGACACGAACGAGGAGACGGACCGACGCTACCTCGAGGCCTGTGCTCTGCTCTACGATCACCCCTACGGCCGGGATATGCACAAGCCGGATCAGGCCACGATCAACCCCTACCGCAAGGAAGCCGACCGCCGGGACATCCTCAAGGGCACAGCCTACAGGGTGCCCGGTTGGAAGGCCTCGATATGATCCGGGAGCGCGACAACGGAGCAAAAAAGTTCCTGCAACAGCTCCGACCAGCCAGGGTCCGCGTCGGGGTCATGTCCGACGACGGCGCGAAACCGAAGCAGGGCAGATCTGGTGGTGTGGCCGTGGACACGGTCGCGGACGTTGCCACCATGCATGAGTTCGGGATCGGCGTCCCGAGGAGATCTTTCATCGCGGATTGGGCCGATGAGGCTCTCTCCGCGGCCCAAGGACGTCTTCGGAAGGCCGCCCAACGGATTGCCAAGGGTGGAGACGAAGCCCGAGAGCTCGAGCGTTTCGGGCTCTGGGCACAGGGAGAGATCCAGAAGAGGATGAGCAAGGGCATCCCTCCGGCGCTCTCCCCGGTCACGATTGCCCGGAAGGGGGCGGATATCCCGCTCATCGACACGGGACAGCTCCGCAGCTCGATCACCTACGAGGTGAAACGTGGCTGACTGGAGTGACATCCGGGACACCCTCGGGACCTGGGTCACCGACGTCACAGGTCTACCGGTCTATTGGCGTGGGCGTCCACGCTCCATGCGCTTCGACTCCGCCGGTTACGCGCTCCTCGAGATCACCGGCAGGAGATCCCTGGGCATCCGTGACGACCTCCAGCGGGAGGTCTCCGGGGGTGATCTGCTCTACTACCAGAGCGGGCAGCGGGTCTTCACCCTCGTGGTGCAGATCCGCACGGACAGGGCTTCAGACGACGGCGACGCGCTGCATTACACTTCGTTAATCCGCGATTCTTTACGGCTGCCGATTCGTAGCACATACACCTTCGCGGCTCATGACCTCGCAGTCAACGCTGTCCTCGCGGAGACGGAGATCCCCGACATGCAGGACGGGCGGGAGAAGGCCGTTGCCCAGATCGACATCGCCTTCAACGCGACGGCGATAACCGAAGATACATCGACGACTTACATCGAATCCCTCGATGATGCCAGCTTGGAGATCCCCGGGGGGTCGGAGGTATGGGACGGCGACGTCGGCCCATAGGAGCTGAAAAATGGACCTCAACACCATCATTCCGGTCACGATCTCCGTGGGCTCCCCATCGATCACCCGCCTGGGATTCGGGGAGCCTGGGATCTTCGGCCACGTCCCCACGACAGTCATCGCGGCGAGCGCCAAAACGAAGCGCTACTCAACGTCCACGGGGTTGGTGGATCTGGTCGCGGACGGCTTCGCCACGACGGACCCGGTCTACCTGGCGGCGCAAGCTGTTGCCGCGCAGACCCCCAGGCCCCCTACGTTCAAAATACTCTGCGGGCGTTCAACGTTCACCCACGATTTCGACATCGCGCCGTCAACTTTTGAGGCCGGTGAGACCATCGAGTTCACCTTGACGAAGGGAGGGGTCTCGAGGACATACACCCGAACAGCAGCGGGCGGGAGCTTGGCCGCGGAGGCCACAGCCATTGCGGCCCTTCTCGAAGCGGACGTTTTAGGATGGGGCGCCGCTGGTAACACTGTGGAGTTCGTCTCCGCGGGTGTGGGTGATGTCGTCCAGGTCCGTGCGGTCGTTCCGGGTCCCGGGGAAAATGGCCTCTGGTACGTCTCCGCCCGTACGAACTGCACCTACACGGACCAGAGCGCAGACCGAGGCATCGCAGCGGAGATGACAGCCATCCTGGCCGCGGACGCAGACTGGTACATGCTGATCCCCGCGGACGCCTTCGGGGCCGCAGAGCTCGCCCTCCTGGCGACGTCGATCCAGAGCGCGACGAACAAGACCATGTGCGCGATGAGCCAGGACGCGGCGGTCATCGCAGGGACGGGCATTGGAGCCACTCTCGTGGCAGCCGACCGGACCCGCACCATGATGACCTACTCAGGAGCATCCCTCAAAACGTACCTCTCCGCGGGCATCGCCGGAAGGTTCTTGCCGGAGACCCCCGGCAGCGAAGCCTGGATGTACAAGTCGATCTCCGGCCCGATCCCGGACGCTCTGACGACGAGTGAGAGCTCCTTGGCTCACGCGGACTACACGAACACCTATGAGGGGATCTCAGTCGGCGGCGTCACCGTCGTCAACGGAAACCTTTACAAGGGCTGGACCTGCGGATCTTCCGAGACCTTCATCGACCAGATCCGGCTCATCGACGCCTTGGTCTTCGAGGTTCAGAGCCGAGTGCTCGCCTTGTTCCGAGCATCCCGAAAGGTGCCGTACACCGACAAGGGCATCGGACAGATCAAGGGCGCTGTCCTCGCGGCGATCCGCGCATACCAGCCGAACGGGTTCGTCACCGGGTCAGAGTTCTGTGAGGTCCCCAAGGCCGCGGACATCTCAGCGATCGACAAGGCCACGAGGACTCTCCCAGACGTCGTTTTCGGTGCCACCCTCTCGGGCGCGATCGCCACCGTGACGATTGCCGGAACACTGGAGTATTGATATGGCTGACGTGAAAGTTTACGATCTCGAGGCTGTGAACCTATCAATCTGCGGCATCCTGATCGAGGCCGGCGGCGGTGACGACGGGTTCGTCCAGATCAACCTGCCCGAGGGATTCGGCGCGAAATCCGGCGTCCATGGCGACGTCGTCACGTACAAAATGGGGAACAACATCGCGGAGGGGACTCTCACCCTGCTCGATCCGAGCCCCGCGAATGAGGATCTCTTCGCGCTCTACTACTCGGACATTGACTCCGAGACCGGGGTAGGAGTCGGGGACTTCCTCCTCGAGGATCTCAACTCGAACCTCGAGATCACTGGCACGTGCCGTCTAACGAAGGTCCCCGACATCCAGAAGACCAACGAGGCGCAGAGCTTTGAGTGGTCCTTCCATTTGTACATCCCGCGGGTCAACTACCGTGAGCGCGCGGTGAGCGTATGAGTGCCATCCCGTCCAAGATTAAGCGGATCAACGGCAGGGAGTACCGCTCCGTGATGATGCCCCTTGGGGACTGGTTCGTCCTTGAAGAGCTCGTCCTCGAAGCGGTCGGTGGGCCTCTGGAGCAGCTCTTCGGGGCCTTCCCCGTGGATCTCGAGACCCGGAAGATAGACCTCGGGGCGCTGCAGACCGAGCAGATCGCTGGAGTCCTTCACGGGCTCCTCCGAGGTCTCGGAAACCGCCGGTTGGCGACGCTCGTGGACAGCATGAGTGGACACGTTGAGATCCGGGGCAAAGATGGCCGCTGGCGGAAGCTAGCCTCTGATCTTCAAACACATTTTCGCCTCAACATGAAGGATTTGATCCCGGTCCTCATGCTCTTCTTGGAGGTTCAGTTCGCGGATTTTTTCGGTGGTGCTCTGAGTCTGCTCGGGGGGATCCCCGGAGCAGACTCAGACGGCATCGAAGGGAGCTCAAGAGAAGGGGAAGATCCGCCCCTCGATTTCACGTCCCCCCGGCCGTAGAGAAGGGCTGGCTCATGCTCCGACTCGCCACGGACCCCCGGATCAATGTTTCACTTCCGGATCTCCGGGAGCGTCACACGATCCTCGATATCCTGGATCTTCACGCAACCTTGGACATGTTTGACGAGGCGGAGGGCTAATGCCTGCACTACGGGAAATTTTCGCGGAGTACGATATCCGCTTCGACCCTCGGCGACAGCTCACCCGGGGGAACCAGAGCGTCAATCAAGTGCGCGACAGGCTCCGCGCTCTCACCCCTGTCGTTCAGGCCGCGAGCTCTGCATTCGGGCGCCTCGCTGTCGCCGTCGGCGGCGCTGCGATGGTCCGGTCGATGGGTCGGTTCATCGGGGGGATAATCCGGGCTGGGGATGATCTTGACAAGACGAGTCAACAGCTCGGGCTCACTGTTCGACAGCTCCAGGTATTCCGTCATGCCGCACAGCTCGGGGGTGTCGACGCGGCTGCATTCTCGCAGTCGATGAGACAAATGCAGCAGGACTATTTCCGGCGGCTCGGGGTAGACGTCCGGCACGCCAACGGGGAGCTCTTGACCGGGCGGGAACTGCTGATCGCTGTAGGGCGCGGGCTTCAGGGAGTGACCAACAGCACGGAGCGCACAGCCATCGCCCAACGGATCTTGGGTGAGTCCGGCTCCAGGCTCATGCCCATGCTTGCCTCGATAGCCAACGGAACGGAGGATCTCGAGCGAGAACTGGATACTCTCGGAGGAGGTCTGTCGGAGCTGGCGGTCAGAAGATCCGTTGAGTTGACCGACTCACTGGCGCGCCTCCGGGTCTCCTTCGACTCCTTCAGGTCCGCCATCGCCGTCCGGGTGATCCCCGCCATCAACTGGATCACCCGGACCTTCACCAGGCTGATCGTCGGGGTCGGTGACATCGTGGAGCACTCCCACATCATGGAGGTCGGTCTCGTGGGACTCGTCGCTGCCATCACCCTCACCACGACGGCGCTCCTCGCGATGAGCCCCACGGCGCTTGTCATCGCAGTCATCGCCGTCGCCGTCGCTGCCCTGGTCCTCGTGATCGATGACCTCTGGGTCGGCATGAATGGTGGCAAGTCCGTGATCCGGGATCTGATCGACGCTGGCGGGGAGCTCGTCGGGGTCACGAACGCAGGGACCAGGGCCCTCAACGCGATGGCGGATGCGTTGAAGGCGATCCAGCAGCGGGCGTCCCAGACGTACAACTTCGTCGCGGGGCTCCTCAACCTCCCGGCCTTCACCGACTCGTCGCAGGACGGGGGTTTTGGGGAGCTTGGGCTTCAACAGGGTCAAAATATTCAGCGGGGGTTCTCAGGCGCCGTGAGCGACTTCTACAGCTCGATCCCTGTCGTCGGTCCGGCCATGGCGCGGGCTGCTCTGGGGTCCAGTGCCACAGATGCGCAGTCCACGGCGCTTCAAAGACGGCGGATCGGCGGGGAGGCCCCCCGGGCCCACCTTCTGACCGTGCGGCCCGACGTCGCGCCGCCCCCCACGGCAGCGGACCGCTTCCGGGCCGGGGGGTTGAGCCCTCGGGCTGATCTGCTCATGACACCGCGAAACCAGCCGGTGAACCAGACCGTGACGGCACCGATGACCGTGAACGTCGTGGCGAACGAGGCCACGGACGCCCAAGAGGTCGGACGGATCGTGGAGACGAAGGTCCGGGCGGCCCAAGAGCGGCAGAACAGGGAGCTCCAGGCAGCACTTCTCCCCGCTGGTGCAGCGGCGCAAGGTGGCACGTCATGATCACGATCTCCTGGAACCGGGAGCGCACGGTCACGACTCCTGAGGGCGGGGATGAGATCCTCGACGACCTCGGGGAGCTCTCCTTCGACGTCCTCGAGACCGAGACCTACGACGTGAGCGCCACTGTGACGTCCCTCGTCGTGGAGACCGGGGCACCGATCACAGACCATATCCGCCCGAACCAGGACCGGGAGGTCCTCGTGGGGATCGTCTCGAACTCCCCCCTCCGGATCAGCTCGACGGCCTCTTACTCGGACGTGTCCCTCCCCAGCGGCGGTGTCGCGTCAGTCCTGTCCTATCACGGCTCAGAGACCAGGACAGCGGGAGCTTTCGAGAAGCTCCGCGCGCTGTGTCGAGACGGTGTTCTCGTTGATGTTGAAGGCGGGCGCCGCGTCATCGAGGGATGGGCCATCGAGTCGATCTCCGCGCCCCGGGAGGTCGACTCTGCGGGCGCTCTGGTCTGCACGGTGTCCCTCGTGGAGATCCAGACCGCGGAGTTTGAGGAGATTGACGTCCCGAGCCCCAGGGTCGAGAGGGGGCGCAGGAGCAAGGACCGGGGGCGGGAGCGGGCAGCGGACACGGGGGACGAATCGAGCACCCCGGCAGGTCCGAGACAACGGGCTTCCGCTCTCTCTCAGCTCGGGGGAGCCCTCCAAGATTATGGGGCCTCACGATGACGATCCGGATCATCCGAACTCCGACAGATGACTCGAACTACGAGTTCGTCGTTGCCCTCGACGGTGTGGATTACATCCTCCGGCTCTTGTGGAATGACCGGGCGGGGCGATGGTTCCTGACTGTCAAGGATGCTGCCGGGGAGGGTCTCATCACCGCGCGGAAGCTATGCGCCAACACGCCCTTCGCGGCTCATGATCTCCTCGGTCCTGCAGGCCAGCTCTGGGTCATGTGCGTGAGCCCGGAAGATCCAGGGCTCCGGGATCTCGGGGAGAACGCGATCCTGCTCTACGTCGAGGAGGCCACCGTTGCTCTTTGACCGGGCATGGTCGCTCGACGTCGGGGGGATCCGCGTGATCTCCACGACGTCGAAGATCCAGCTCAACCTGAAGTTCGAGGTCGTGAAGAGCACGGCGCGGGAGCCGAACACCTGCAACATTCAGATCGCGAACTTGGCCCCGAGCACCCTCCAGCGTCTCGAGGAACTGGACGAGCCACAGGTTGAGCTCTGGGCCGGCTACAGGGATCTCGAGGACGTGATCTACGTCGGGGACGCACGGGACATTTTCACCGTCAGGGATGGTGTTGACCGGTGGACGCACATTGAGTCTGAGGACGGGGGGCAGGCATACCGCACGGCGAGGATCTCCAGGTCCTTCGCGGCGAACACCCCCGTCAGGACGGTGATCGCCGCGTGTGCGGGAGCTCTGGGTGTCGGCCAGGGGAACACCGCGGAGGTGGCCGCGCGGGCGACCCTCGAGAACGGGGAGAACATCTATGCCACGGGGATCACCCTCGATGGTCCAGCGAGCAGATCCCTCGACAGTGTCTGCCGGTCCTGCTCTCTTCGCTGGAGCGTTCAGAACGGAGTGCTCCAGCTCCGGGAGCAGGGGCGCCCCGCTGTCACGCGAGCCGTGAGGATCTCTCCCGGCACCGGGCTGTTAGGTTCCCCGACGCGGGCGAAGCGGGACGAGCGCACCGGGCGGGTCACCATCACAGTCAAGTGCATGCTGATCCCCGGCTTATACCCCGGGCGGATCATGCACTTGGACTCGTCGGACGTGCGCGGGGACTACATGATCAAGAGGGTCCGTTTCGCTGGGGACACGAACGGCCCGGACTGGATCGCAGACTGCGAGGTCGAGGAGTATGCCTGACACCCCCACCCTGCAGGGCACCCTCGGGCAGATCCTGGAGCAGCACGCCGCGGAGATCCGGACCGTGGACGTCGCTGAAGTGGTGCGGCCCTGGGACAGGTCCGCGAATGTTGTGGACGTCCAGTCAGTCCTCCGAGGAGAGGACGGGGAGCGCCCCCCTGTCATCGTGGGGGCACCGGTCTGTTTCCCAGGGGTAGCCTGGGATCTCCAGGTCGGGGAGATCGGGCTGGTCCTGTTCTGTGACTCGAACCCCCGGCGCTGGTGGCGCACCGGGGAGATCCCCTCTGTTCCCGAAGGCATCGCCCGTCACGACATTGGGAACGCCCTGTTCCTCCCAGGCCTCCGCCCGAGCACGGACGCGCGGACGATCCCCGCTGATGGGGTCGTGATCGAGAAGGCCGCCGCGGGCGGGCTGGTCTACATCGGGACCCCATCGGGGAGCTCGAAGGCTGTGGTCCATGAGGATCTCCTGGGGGATCTGCAGGCGTTCTTGACGGCCGTCAACACATGGGGAGGCACGACCTGGGGGAGCTTCGCCCTTCAGGCCGGGGGCTGGAACACTGGGGTGAAACCCGCGGTGACAGCTCTCATCAACGGCATCACTGCGGGGAGCTATGAGTCCAGCGTCGTGAAGGTGGAGGACTAAATGGGGTCTCTTCGACTGGTCACAGCCACGAGCACAGCGAACCCGAACACCCACGACCTGTACCTCGACGACTCAGGGCAGCTCGAGTGGCTCGGCGGGAACATTCTCGACCGGGAGTCCTACGCTCAGATGATCGCACAGCGGATCGCCTGCCGGCTCAAGTTCGTGCGGCGGGAGTGGTACCTCGACATCCGGGAGGGGACTCCCTGGCGAGAGTCGATCTGGCGCAAGGGGACGACCAAGGACGTCATCGCCCGAGTGTTCCGGGACGTCATCGAGAGCACCCCCGGAGTGCAGGATCTCAGAACGATTGACGTCCAGATCTCTGGCAGGCATGCTATAATATCCCTCGAGGCGGTCTCGGATCGCAACACGCAGGTGACCACGGATCAGCTCGATGCGCCGATTGTGGTGGACCTCTCAGCGGGGCAGATGTAATGGATCAGCTCACAGCGACAGGCCTGGAGATCGACGACTACGCAACCCGTGTCGCCACGGTGATCGCTGGTCTTCGGGCTTCGATCTCCCCGGTGCTCGACGTCTCAACGGACCAGCCCACCGGGCAGTTCATCAAGATCCAGACCGAGCAGATCCAGGCCATTGCGGAGCTGCTCCAGGAACTCCACTCCGCCATCGACCCTGATCAGGCCACGAACCGCAGCCTCGACGCCGTGAGTTCGATCACCGGGACGTATCGGCGCGCGGCCACCCACGGGTCTGTGACTCTCACCCTCACCCTCGGGGCCGCGATCACTGTCCCTGCAGGGTCCATCGCTTCGGTCTCCGGTGACCCGGACAACCAGTGGATCCTCGACGAGGACGTGACGAGCGTGGCCGCGGGAGACTACACGGGCACCGCCACAGCGGCCACAGCGGGGGCGCTCCAGGCGCTCGCAGGGACGATCACGATCATCACGACACCGGTAGCAGGATGGACAGCCGTCACGAACGCTGCAGACGCCGTCGAGGGGTCGGAGGAGGAGACCGACACGGAGCTCCGACTCCGCCGGGAGATCGAGGTCACGACCGGGGGATCTACCTCCGTGGACTCCATCGCCGCCGCAGTGAGCCAGGTCACAGGGATCATCGAGGTCTACTGCTACGAGAACGCGACGAACCGAGTCGTAGCTCCCATGCCGCCACACTCTATCGAGATCGTCTACTGGGACGGGGGGGCCGCAGCCGCTGACACGGATGAGATCGCCTCCGCGATCTTCGAGGAGAAGACCGCGGGGATTCAAGCCTACGGCACGAGCTCCACGATCGTGGAGGACTCCCAGGGCAATGAGCACACCATCGGATATACCCTGGCAGATGAGCAGCGGATACTCGTCGAGGTGGACGTGAACTCCGACGGCACGGTCGCTGACACTGCCCTCGAGACAGCCATTGAGACCCTTGTCGGAGCCTTCGGACCTCCTGGGATCGGTGACGAGGTCTACAGGTCCAAGATCTCCGCGGAGGTCTCAGATCTCGACGGGGTGCTGAACGTCGTCGCGGTCCGGCTGTCCATTCACCCGGCGGCTGTGGCCGCGGCGGATATCATCATCGGCCCGCGGGAGATCGCCACGATCTCGTCCGGCGACGTCACGGCGGCGGTGGTCTGATGGGCGCGTGGCAGGCAGACGACACGGAGGTCTACAACGACCCCCCGGTTGTCACCCCGGAGAACCCCTCGGGCATTGTGAACCCAGATGCCCTGATCTCGTTCTCCTGCTCGGATGACATCGAAGTCGATGAAAACACGATCCAGCTTGAGCTCACGGACCCCGATGCGAACACCATCGACGTCATCGTCAACGGGGTCTTCCAGGCCGGATGGAGCGGGACCATCACTGCGAACGGCTCGAACGGCTTCGATGTTGCGGTCACCGGACACCCGTTGATGGACCTCGGGATCTGGTCTGTTACGGCCACCGTTGACGACACCCTGGGGGAGACTGACTCGGACTCCTGGGGCTGGACCGTGAGCGCGGACGCGCCCGCTCTGCAGGACTCCGGCCCCGTGGGCACGACCACGGAGCTCTCCAGGATCTATGCTCAGGTGACGGACGACTGGGGCATCGACACGAGCACGATCGAGCTCTCCGTGGTGCCCCCGGTGGGCGTGCCTCTGGTGGCCACCACAGGGGGAGTCATCCAGGCAGGATGGACGGGCTCGATCATTGAGCTCGACGATATCGGGAACGGTCCCAGGGAGATCCTGATCGAGCTCTCCGGGTGGCCGGAGCTGCCCCGCGCGGGGCAGCTCTGGCGCTTTGATCTCGACCTCACGTCGGTGACGGGGTTGACGTTATGACGACATCCTGGAGCATGACCCTCTGGACCGACGACCTCCAGGTCTTCGATCACGTCAACATGGGTTTCGCTCGGCTCCTGTGGCAGTACCGCGGGGATCAGCCCCGGGTTCAGGCATGGCTCCGAGCGTTCACGGAGCAGCTCCAGAGCATCGAGGATGTGGCCTTCAAGGTTCTCGTCGGGCGGTGGCCCCTCACAGCGGTCGGGGATCAGCTCGATGTCCTCGGGCGGATTGTCGGGCAGTCCCGCCGCGGGATGCTCGATGCTCAATACAGGCTCTATGTCCTGGCGCGCATCCTGGTCAACCGATCCAACGGGCGGCTCGAAGAACTCTATGATATCCTGGAGATCCTCGGGGTGACAGAGGTCCACGCCGCGGAATACTACCCCGGGGAGCTCACGCTGTGGATCTCCGGGGAGGAGTACGGGGATCTCATCGGGGAGATCATCGGCTCCGCGAAGCCCGGTGGAGTGTCGCTGCACTGGATCTGGTCTGAGACCCCCTCGGCGAGCACCTTCAGGTTCTCGGACACCCTGGGGGCTGACTCGGTGGACGCCCCCGCGGGCTTCGGGGATCTGACCGAGGCAACACAGACGACCGGCGGATCTTGGGCCGGGGGAGTGGTGTACTGATGCTCTGGATCCTCCTGTTTTTCTCGGGCTGCTCCCCTGAACCTGTCAGGATCTACTGCCAGGAGCCCGTCTCCTGTCAGGAGGCCTTCGACCTGTTCCCCGGCTGTGTGGAGTTCGAGCCGGATCTCAACGAAGCTGATATCATCATCGGGCCTGACCGTGCATGGGTCGATGGGCTGGAAGAGGTGTGTCAATGAGACCTGGTCCCCATCCCTGGGCGGAGAACGATGCTTACGTCGCAGGGCCGGATATCGGCCACGGCACGAAGACCTCGCCGCTGACCGTCCACAAGGAGGACGGCTACTACCGGGAGCGCAAGCCCGCGCCGGATATCATCAACTGGCAGCTCAATCGCTCGGCGCTGGTCCAGCGCTTCGCGGCCAAGCTCTTCGCGTCGAACTGGACCCTCGAGGACAGCGTGAACGCCCCCGCGGGCGGGGAGACCCTCGGGGCATCATGTGTCATGACGGACGCGACGAGCGGGCTCGTCACATCCCTGTTTTTCTACGATGACATGGGCCCGGGGAACGTCGTTGAGCGAGTGGGCAGGGACGGGCGGAATTTTTACGTGCCGTCATCCAGCCCCGTGGCTGGTATCCCCGGCCCGGCCGCGGCGCTCGACGCGGACAGCGACGGCGCGGGCAACAGGATCGTGGTCTGCTCTGCTCCTCCGATCACTGATCGGGTGTTCTACTCCGCCGGCTACGGCGCGGGTGCATGGGCTCTGTCGACCATCGCGGCGGCTCCAGCGCTCGACTGGATCTCAGTCGGGTGCGACCGAGCGGCGAACGAGATCCTGATCGGCGACAGCGGGGCAGGGGGCACTGCAGCCCCTGCGGTCTACCTCTCGTCTGACGGCGGCGCGAACTTCGCTGCCGTGGCGACATTCCCGCCGCTGGCCATCTGGGAGCAGGTCTTCTTCATCGGGCACACGAACCACCCCGCGGGGGCACTCGGGCCTGATGATTCGGGCAACGAGTCCTGGCTGATCCTGACGACGACACGAGCTCTTGTCTCCGCCGACGGCGTCACCTGGAGTAACCAGCTCCACGGCTTCAGCGCCGCTGCAACCCGGAAGTGTGCGGCCTATGACCGTGTAACCCGGCGGTGGGTCGCTGTCATCGGCGCTGGCGGGACGTTCTACAGTTCCGACAACGGAGCGACCTGGACAGCAGGGGCAACCCTGCCGATCTACGCGGGCACGGCCCCCCAGATCGTGTGCGACGGGTACGGAACCCTCGTGATCGGGAACATCGGCACGCGGATCTGGATCTCCACGGACTCGGGGATCTCCTGGACCCGCATCGAGATGATCAGCTCCGCGGGGTACACGGACGTTGAGCTCTGCGCCGGCTGCGCTGAAACGGTTGAGTGGGACGAGGTGGGGGATCACCCGACGTTTTTCACCATGTCATATCACCAGCCTGGCACGCTCCTGGAAACTTTCAGATCCTTGGTTTATTGAGTGGGGTAAGGTACCCTGCGGGAAGAGGAGATTATCATGACAGCTCATGCACCTGTAATCGTTTCGAACCCCATCGCCACCTTCCCGGATGCTGCCGCAGGCGCAGCACTCACGGCAGGGGCAGCGGACACGTATGGGGCGCTCGTGGATATTTCCGGGGCGCTCGCCGCGGACTCTCGCGTGTGTCTTCTGAGCTTCGACACGCCGGCCGTTGCAATCGAGCCCGTTCAGTGGGAGCTCTCCTACGACGGCGGCGCAGAGGTGATCGCCACCGATGTGATCGGGTTCGACACAGCGGTCGGGACCTATCCACCGATCAGCCTGTTCGGGATGTGTCCGATCATCCCGGCTGGTGAGACCCTCCAGCTCCGGATCAGGTCGGCCACAGGTGGTACAACCTGCAACGCGCATCTCTCGACTGCGGAGGTCTGATTATGGAGATCTGGGGAGACGGTTCGGGCGGCGCGGCGGCTCTGGCTCTGGCTGCAGCGGCTGGTTCAGAGGTCGAGATCGCTAGCGAAAACGAACTTTGGGTTCACCTGACCCTCTCGGGGGTCGCTGCGACGTCCGTGACCGTCAACCTCGAGGTGAGCTTCGACGGTGGGTCTACCTGGGTCGAGAGGGACATCAACATCGACCCCCTCGACGGGGCTGTGGCGGATCACCTGCTCCTGCTCCGCTGCCCCGTTTTCTGCCAAGTGCGGCTGAGGTTGGCTCGGACCGGCGGCGGGGCTGGCTCACTCGCCTACGCCGCGGTCTATCTGCGGGCGGCCACGGGGATCGACGAGTCAGCCGAGGACGAGACCACTGTCGACGTGACCCACATCGGCGGCACGGCTGTTGCCGACGCTGCTGACGGCGTTGTCCCCGTCTCGTCGAGACTGCAGATCCTCTCCGGTCCGACGTCGATCTTCGACAACGGCGCGGGGGCGAAAGAGGCCATCACCGACGACTACGTTGATAATGCCTCCGGTTTCATCAACCTCGACGACAGAACGACCGACCTCTCAATCATCGTGGACAAGGACACCGCGAACCCGACGAGCCTCGAAGTCGAAGTGCTCTGGGACACCCTGACGGTGGCGGGCGGGGCAGCAATCGCCACAGCGTTCTACATGCCGGCGGTGAACAGCGTTGGCGTGGTAAAAGGTCGTGCCGATGTCAGCCCCCTCGAGGTCTCATGGGATGGTCGTGCTGCTGCCACACTGCCGGATGGACGGTACCGGTGGGTCTTCCAGCGACCTGCCGAGGCCGCTTCCTACAACGTCAGGATCAAGCGCACCGGCGGTGCAGGAACAGAGGCTCAAGTCTGGGCCATCGAGCTGGCGTGATGGACCAATTTCGTGTAAATCGGCTTCCGCCTAATTCACTGCCGAACGAGGCGATAGCGAGGTTTTTCCCGTCTCGTCAGCCGGTCGGAGCTATCGGGCACGGGGAAAT